GTATACAGAGGCTATCCCGCCACAGCATTAAGCGATGCTGTGCATTTTGGTGGTGATAGAAGGTAACGATCCTTCCTTTGAGCCTTATGAGAGCCCCGCATATCCGTCTATGCTATATCACCGAAATTTGGTGGAATGTAGGGGAATCGAACCCCTAACTATGACTTGCAAGGCCATTGCGTTCCCAATTACGCCAACACCCCAAAATGATTGATTACTTGTCTCATTATACGCCATCAATCAAGGCGAGTATTACTGGTCTCGGTGGCAAGAATCGAACTTGCGCCACATGCTCCCAAAGCACGGATGATACCATTTCACCACACCGAGAAAATACAACAGGATAGCTTTTGTCGCTAGACAACCAAAAGTTTAGCTTGAAGTTTGCTGTAACTATCCTAAAACTGGCTCCACAGGGTGGGATCGAACCACCGACACGCTGATTAACAGTCAGCTGCAACTACCGCTGTGCTACTGTGGAATAAAACTTGGCGGTCCCAGGGGGTAACGATCCCCCTCCTCATGCGTGACAGGCATGTGTGCGTCCATGAACACCTTGAGACCAAATTAGGATAGGCTACTGGGTTCCACGCCAGCCCCTAATTGAGCAGTTACTCTGTCCATCCCTTTTATTCTAGCGTCTGTGTGCAGAGGGAACTGCCTATCAGATTCAGAGTATTTCACTCGCTAACGGTCTTCTGCCACCGGATCTCTATCGCTAATCAAACGCCACTTTAACGGAAGTGGTAACGGGATTTGGTGGAGATAAATGGATTCGAACCAATTCACCCGAAAGAACAGATTTACAGTCTGCCGCACCTCACCATCTGTGCCGTATCTCCAAAAACTATTATATGTAAACACACTACCAGTCCCCGGGATTCGAACCCACTTCTCTTGTAGTTTACCACGACTTTTACGGTCGGGCAAGTAATGTGTTTTTATATGGTAGGGGTACAGAGAATCGAACTCTGATTATCTGGTTAAAAGCCAGGTACTTTCGCCGTTAAGTTATACCCCCATAAACTACCATTTGTTTTGCTGACGCACTGTTTGCTATGCTCAACGGAATTAGCTGCAGCAATTACCGTTTCTATACATAGTTACTCAAGGTTGACGTTTACCTCATGGCTTACATCAGCAAAACAAATGGTACACCTAAGGAGAATCGAACTCCTCTTTCCGCCTTGAAAGGGCAGCGTCCTAACCGATAGACGATAGGTGCAATTAACTACAACAAATTTTTAAAGAACGTTTGATTGATTTCTCAATTCATGTATGAAGTATAACACAACCACATCTTTTGTCAACCAGCACTGTTGTATTTCTACAACATGTTTGGAGTTGGTGACAGGATTTGAACCTGCATATAACAGATTTGCAATCTGCTCCCTAGCCATTCGGGTCACACCAACATAAAATCTGGTACCAGCGTAGGGGATCGAACCCTATCAAGAACGCTAATCTGGCGCTAAAAGGTGTATAAGACCTCTCTGACTACCAAGTCTCGCTGGCATTGGTGGAGAGTCAGGGAGTCGAACCCTGTGGCCCACTTTCGTGAGCCTACGGATTAGCAATCCGCTGCATTACCATCCTGCCCACTCTCCATTACTTGGTGTGCGTTACGGGATTCGAACCCGCATCTTGAGGTTTCTAGCCCCATGTCATGACGCCCTAACATTTAGACCAAACGCACATAATTGGTGGAAGCTGAGAGATTCGAACTCTCGGACCCTTTCGGACCGGCAGTTTTCAAGACTGCTGCAATAAACCGGACTCTGCCAAACTTCCATATTCAAACACACTATCTTCACTCACTTACGATTGTCGTAACCAGCGGAAGTTGGTGACCTGCTCATGCGTCACTATAATGTGTTTGAATATGGCACCCGAAATAAGAATCGAACTTATACTAACAGAGTCAAAGTCTGCTGTGCTGCCACTACACCATTCGGGAATAAACTACAACAAATTTTTAAAGAACAGTGTGTATTGTATGACAGATTCGATGACCTGGCAACCACTGTGTTGTATTGAAACAACAAACAAAAAACCCTAGATTTTTTAGGTCTAGGGTCTTGTGTTTGGAGTCTTTTTTAGAACTTTTTTATCCGTCCCATCCCTCATCTACACAAAACCCGGTTGTAATCGCCCATGAGCTATCGGCGCAATTAACTGTGCGATACTCTGGTTGCAATGTAAAGGGCTTATGGGATATGAGAGACACTTTTTTCTTTCTAAAAAATTAAATATGTTTGTATTATATAGTAAACTTTGAGCCTTGGCAAGCGGTTTTTGAAATTATTTTTTAAATCCGTAAAAAAATAATTCGGGAGTCTTATTTGTTTCAAACTTGTAGGTATGAAACATACTATCCATATCAAAGTTTTTACGAAAATCTTCTTCTGTAAGATTACTGTAATATTCCCAACCTTTTGCAATTGTTAAAGGACTATCATTTGGATGTTGTTTTGATGTACCATGTTCAGGATAACCTGTTGTTGGTACTACAATAAAAACCAATCCATCTTTTTTAGTCATGCGATGCATGTTTTGAAATGTTTCTATCCAATGTGGATTGTGTTCAAAACAATTGCAAGAACCTGTGGTGTCGTATGTGTCATCTACATGGTCAACAAGTTGGCCTTCACAAACTAAGTCAACATCTTTTCCTGCATCAACGTCAACACCAACATACTCACATTCATTAAAATGTATTCTCATAGTACCATTGATATTTAAACTACCCACTTCTAACATCTTTACGTTGTTAAAGTTTTGTGGAAAGTCGGTTGATAATTTTTTTACAAACTCTTGTTGTGTTGGATGTGACATATTTTATTTTTTCCATTTAATTGGTTGTTTAACTATTGGTTCTCCAGGGTTAACAAAATCATCAAAAATTTCCCACAGATGTTCCGAAATTGCAAACTTTGTTAGTAGTCCGGTCTCACGGCCATATGCATCTATTTCCCATGGTTGCACCCAATAGTCCACTTTGTCAGAATTGATCCTTTTACCTCGCCATTTGGTCAGCTGATCGTTGGTTTCATTTTGAATGTATTGTTTGACATGAACCATTTCATGGGCCAGTGTTTCTAGTATTCTTCTAGACCCAATGCCTGGATGAATCTCTATCAAAAACTGTCTTGGTTTGTTTCTTGTATTGTATTCTTCAACACTTGCGAATCCATATTCTTGTATGGATTCATCAAATTTTATTTCTGTAAAACAGTTGTTTCGTATTCTGGTGTTAGGCACAAGTTCTTTGGCGTAGAATTGGGCAGCTCTTTCTACAAAAGGCTTGAAGTCTTTGTCTGGACAATTCACTACCTTAACACGCATGGGAACTCCTTTGGACAATAATGTCCCAGGCTTATTTAGAGATTTACATCTTTTCCACTTTCACTCCTGCTTTATCCAAGAACTGTAAGCCATCTTGGATACGATAACTATTGCGATAATAAACGCTATTGATACCAGATTGGTAAACAAGCTTGGCACAGTCCAAACAAGGTGCATGAGTAACAAAGAGATGAGCCCCAAGGCCAGATTCATTCGATCTTGCCAGCTTAGCGATTGCATTAGTTTCCGCATGAAGTACCTCAGGTTTGGTTTTTAATCTATAACGAAGCCACGGAAGGTCTTCAGTTTTTGGTAACTGTTGTTCACTCCATGGCCACTGTTCTTTAATTTCTTCAGGTGACAACCAACCACCTGCGGTTTGGTCCATATATTCTTTATCTTCACAATTGTTATCCCAACCAGAAGGCATACCATTGTAACCAATTGAAATAATTCTGTCATCTTTGACTACAATGGCACCAACATGAAGTCTACGAGCCGAGGACAATTCTGCAAATGTCTCAGCCACCTTCATATACGCATCACGAAATTTTTGTTTCATATTATTTTAAAATGGTGGGCTGACTAGGAATTGAACCTAGACTCAATGAATTATGAGTTCACTGCTTTACCATTAAGCTATCAGCCCTTATTTGACATATTCCAAAGAATCTTTACGCATCCACTTTAACATGCGGCCTCTAGGAATTGGTATCTGTTCCGCCACAGGCAGAAACAATACACCATCAATCTCTTTGGGGTCCCAATCGGATTGAGTAAAATAGATTTCACTTGGGTTCAAGCGGTTGCGTAATTTTCGAATGGAAGTTTTAACAGTTTTCATAATGACACCATTATACAACAAAAAAAAGGGTCTGTCAAGACCCTTTATGGTTATCTACCTTTTAAGGTACGGTCTGACCTGTGTTTCTTGATAGCCTCTATGGCTTCCAATATACTTGAAAATAGTTTTTTGAACATTAGTCTTCCTTTGTCTGAATGGAAATTTTCTTGATGGCGTCTTGTGCCTTCACCATATTTTCCAACCACACTTTAAGCATACCATTAACCAATTCAGCATTCTTAATTTCAATCGTATCCTTCAGTGTGAAGGTGCGTTCAAATGCACGGTTGGCAATACCTTTGTATAGATAATCCTGGTTGTCATCCTCTTTAGAGGCACCTTTGATGGCCAACTTATTACCTTCCATGGTAATTTCAATATCAGACTTTGCAAATCCAGCAACAGCCATTTCGATGACGAACTTGTTGTCTTTGATTTGTTTGATATCATATGGGGGATAAGTTGGTACAGATTTCGCAATATCTTTGGTTGCAGCTTGCAACATATCGGTAATCTGGTCTAGACCAATCATGTTTGGGTACAGTTGGTCGAATTTTGGAAACAGTAATCCTGTCATAGTTTTCTCCTTAAAAAGCAAGATTAAAAAATTGCCGCCTCAAAGAGCACGGCACCATTATTATAGTATTATTTATACAGGTTGTCAAGCCGGTTGTGGTTTTTTACCAATATTGTACTTTGGAGTTAATTGCCACTCATTCTTCTCTTTATGGGAAAGAATCTTTACCTGTGAAAGAAAGATAGGTGCAGGTACCTCGGTTTGTTTCTTATTGACAATCTTTACTAGACCCCAATCTTCCAATAGGTTTGCAATAGCATTCCTACGTGATAGGTCATTCTCGGTAATGTCGGTTGGTTTACCATCTAGGGCAAACAACTCTTTGAAATGTACCACATAGTATTGACCACGTTTGTGGAGTATGTGGCAAGATTGATATAGTGTCTTGTCCTTCTTGGACGCAACACCGATCCGTGTCAATGTCTCACGGACTTTTAAAAAATCATCTTTTTCATCCAATGTCACTTCAACTAGGTCTTTAACGTCTATCATTATTCTTCACTCCGCCTGTATCTATTTTTGTTTTTATATCAGCGATTTGTTCATCAGTAAGAATACGAAGGGCTTCTTTAGCCTTGGCGTTTGAATAACCAAAATAGATTTTCACACACTCAATATCCCTATCAGAATCGGCTTTTTGCCACGGAACGAACTTCCGTTTCATGGGCCTGATACTATTTAGAAGATACTGGTATTGCATGTCTTTGTCAATACCTGGCCACATGTTTATTTCGTTAACAAACAACACGCAATCCAGGTGATTAGATAAAGACCTGTTGATTAGAAATGGAGCATAGTCCTTGAAATCTAAGTCACCTTCTGGTGTCTTTTTTCTTAGGATGAAATCAGCATAGTCGAACGGGCTCATTTTATGCAATAATATCTTCCAACTCTGGAGTTGGACTAATATTTAATGCTTTAGATAAAGCATTGTTTCTTGATTTATAATCATCAAACCAAGTAATGTGCATTTTATCCCAGCCACCACCTGTATTTCTTTGTTTCTTATCTGCTATAAATTTTTCAGCCCAATATAGAACAAAAGGTACAGTCTCTTGTAAACCACCATGGCCAGATTTGACCGCACGGCGATTGTGAAATCTTGGTTTTTTGGAATCCCATTCTTCGGAAACATGTGTCGCACCATCACGCTCAGCTTGTTCTGTATTCTTTTTTCTAGACTCAATTCTTTGTAGAAATTCAATTGCTCTAGGATGATTTCCATACTTTTTAAGAATCATCAATGCGGCACAGGTCAAAGCGGAATCCCATTGGCCATCTTTTTGCACCAATCGGTCAAACATTTTAATTTCTTCAATGTATTCACCAATAATAATTGGAAGAACTTCTGCTTTTGGTCTACTTTCAACATCAACAAATTTCTGATTATTCAATAATTTACATGCATATCCTAGTGCTGTTAAGATTACACCTTTTGTAACCTTAGTAGAAACTGGTTGGTAACCATAAACACCACTTAAAATTCCATAGAATTTTTCTTGTGTTTTTTCTGTTGCATCTGGACTATCATAGGTATTATAAATTGCTTTAGCTTCTTCCATATCTTGAACAAGATAGATTTTAGAATAAACTTTTTCTGGTATTTTGTCACTCATTCCGTTTAACCAATAAAAACGTCTAGTGTTACCATTGACAATAAAACGTGAACCTTTTTTATACTTTTTGCCATAAAAGGTACAATCTTTAATCAATTCAATCAAAGAAACTTCAAGATGAACAGATAATAATTTTTCTAACATCTTGCGAGTCTTTTTTGTATAGGCTCTTGTTTCTGTATCCCGTTGCATTGGTACTTCTGGAATCAACAGAAATTCATCAATTACTATATCTTCTC